AGTGTATTTGACACCACCAACACAGTAGACCACACTACAGTAAAGGCGTTCCTTGATCCAAGTGGTGGCCCAACAATTCAGCGTTATGATACACTGAAGTACAAACAGTTTGATCAACTAACAGACAAGCAGTTGGGATTCTTTTGGCGTCCTGAGGAAATAGACATCTATCAAGATGCCAAAGACTTTAAGGCTCTCACAGACCATGAGCGACATATCTTTACTTCAAACCTCAAGCGTCAAATACTGTTGGACTCAGTACAGGGTCGAGCACCAGCAGAAAGCTTTGGTACTATTGTAAGCCTACCTGAACTAGAGAACTGGATCATCACTTGGACGTTCTCTGAGACTATCCACAGCAGAAGCTATACACACATCATCCGCAACATCTATTCCAACCCCAGCAAGATCTTTGACGAGATGATGAACATTACAGAAATTGTAGACTGTGCAGGAGACATTTCAAAGTACTACGACGACCTAATTGAACTGGCCAGTTACTACAATCTACTAGGTGAAGGCGTACACACTGTGAACGGTAACACTGTGGTGGTTGATCTTTATGAATTAAAGAAACTGTTGTGGCTGGCATTGATGAGTGTGAACATTCTCGAAGGTGTTCGCTTCTATGTAAGCTTTGCATGTAGTTGGGCGTTTGCTGAACTTAAGAAGATGGAAGGCAATGCTAAGATCATCAAGTTGATTGCTCGTGATGAGAACCTGCACCTAGCTAGCACACAGATGCTGCTCAAGCTACTGAAGAAGGATGATCCGGACTTTGAAAAGATTGCAGATGAAACAGAAGCAGCCTGCGTTCAAATGTTTATCGACGCAGTAGATCAAGAAAAAGCTTGGGCAGAATATTTGTTCAAAGACGGAAGCATGATCGGCCTAAACACACAACTGTTGAGTGAATACATTGAATGGATCTGTACACGCAGAATGACCAATGTGAATCTTAAAAGTCCCTACACCATCAAGAACAATCCGCTGCCGTGGACACAGAAATGGATTTCGGGCGCTGAAGTACAAGTGGCACCTCAGCAAACACAGATAAGTTCTTACGTTTCTGGCGGCACTAAACAGGACGTTAGCAGTGACACATTCAAAGGATTCAGCCTCTAATGTGGAACAATCCAGTTGCAGTTGAAGATGACATGCGTTCTATGGCAAAGTCTCTTGATTGCAACTGGATTGGCGCTGTAGTTGTTAACGCACACTCAGCATACGATTACAACAACTGTCATAATAATGTTAAAACACATACCACTATCTATGGCGGAAAGAAAGTAATTGGCTATTATTTTTTAAAAGGGTTTGGCGTTATACAAGCCATACGGCACAGTATATGGAAAGACGACAAACTAGTAGACATAACCCCATATAAAGATCACAGAGAACACATTATCTTTGCTGCTAGTTCTAATCAAACCGAGGATTATTCAATACCTAACTGTTATTCTCAGTCTCTTGCTAAATATATACAGCAGGAGAAAAATAGCGTGTATTATGTATATCAATTAGTAGACCCAAGAAACAGTCAACCCTTTTATATCGGAAAAGGCAAAGGTAGACGAGCCAAAACACACTTATGGGACGTTCCTGAAACTAGGAATGTTTATAAAGAAAATAAGATTGCTAGCATACGTGCATCTGGTAATGAACCATTAATTGAGTATATTGCTGAAAATATCATTGATGAAGATTTAGCGTATAATATAGAATCAGAGTTGATTAAGCGTTATGGCAGAAAGGGATATGAAAAAGACGGAATATTATCTAATATCTGTATAGATGCACATCCTCCTAATCACAGAGGCAAAACATACGAAGAAATTTATGGTGTTGAAAAAGCACAGCAACAACGAGAATTGCGATCGCGCCTGCAGAAAGAACGTGGAGGCTATGGGCCTAAACGTCACAGCGACGAAACACGCAAGAAGTTTAGTAAATTAAATACTGGTTCTGGAAACCCTATGTACGGCAAAACACAGAAGCAAAGTACAAAGGACTTAATAGGAGCCAAGGCAAAATTACGAGTTGGCAAAGGTAACAAAAACAGTTACACATATAAATTAACATCACCTCAAAGCGTTGAACATATTTTATGCGGCGGCGAAGCAGTAGAATTTTGTAAGAAAAACAATCTAAGTTGGAGTACACTAAAAATGCAAATACAAAAAAACTGGCCTATTCCTAAAAAAGGAAAAACAACGGGCTGGAAATTAGAAATAATTCAAAAAGGATTCAGTCTATGATAGAAATTTGGGGGAAACCCAGTTGTGGATACTGTGATGCAGCACGATCACTGTGTGAATCAAGGCATCTGAATTATAGTTACTACAGCCTAGGAAACGAATTTACTAGAGAAGAATTGTTAGAACGTTTCCCCGAAGCTAAAACTTATCCGCAGATCATTGTAAATGGATCAGCTATAGGCGGATACAAAGAACTGTCTACTTATTTAGAAGAAACCGGTTATAATGGAACTGGATGGGCATTGTAGTGTCAATCAAGCGAATCACCAAATCAAAATCACCAAGTACAAAGACTCGGGCAATGCGAGCAGCAAAAAAGGCAATCAAGCGTAAAAAATGATTATTGAAGCACCATATAAAACAAACGATACTATTACAATTCGAACAGCAGCTGGAGAAGAAATTCTAGCACGTTTCGTAGAAGAAAACGACAAAACAATCACAGTACAAAAGCCATTGGCATTGATTGTTAGTCAACAGGGCATAGGCCTCGGTCCGTTTACATTCACAGCAAGCCCAGATGCAAAGATTTCTTTGCGCAAAGAGTCACTGTTGTTCATTGTAAAAACAGACGCAGACATGGCCAAGCAATATGTTAGCAGCACCAGCGGCTTACAAATGATTTGACAAATTCTGTTGTTTGTGTTATACTATGATATAGGCAACAGAAAGACCAAAAAATGATAAACAACAACAAAGTAATCTTGACGGATTGTGATGGTGTACTCTGCAACTGGGAGTATGCGTTCTGTACATGGATGGAACAGCACGGTTACAATCAAATTGAAAACGGTAATCACTATTATGATCTATCAGAACGGTTTGATATCTCCAAGTCAGAAGCAAAGACCAAAGTAAAAATCTTCAACGAGAGTGCTGCGATTGGCTTTCTACCTGCACTGCGTGACGCTATGTACTATGTAAAGCGACTGCACGAAGAACATGGTTATGTGTTTCATTGTATTACCAGTCTTAGCCTTGATGACAGTGCTTACAAACTGCGTAAAATGAATTTAGAGAAACTGTTCGGACCCACAGCATTTACTCACCTGATGTGTTTGGACACTGGTGCTGACAAGGATGAAGCATTGGAACTGTATCAAGGCACAGGACGCTATTGGATCGAAGACAAGTATGAAAACGCAGTTGCTGGTTTGAAGTTTGGCTTGAAGCCTATACTGGTTGAGCATGGATTTAACATGAATGAACCTGTACTGGAAGGCATGGTCAAATGCTTGAACTGGAAAGAAATTTACGAGCATATTGTGGGATGAACGAAGACAGCGTACACGAACAATTAAAACTAGTATGGGCAATGTATCTTCGAGAACACGAGCGTTTCGAAGACAAAGGAGTCAAAGCTAGTGCTGTTCGTGCTCGCCAGGCATTACACGATATGAAAGATCTGATAGTCAAAAGACGTCAGGAGATCCAAGAAAAGAAAAAAGACGTTTAATAAATATACTATGAGAGGTAACACACAAATGAAAACTGTAGAAGAACTAAAAAAATATATTTTTGCCGAGTATGGTGTAAGTCCTGATAATTTTGACAGCGAGATATTAACTTATCGTGCAGTTTCGTTTGAAAAAAATACAGGATCAGTTATTTTAGCAAATAAAAATGCAGGTGAATTGTGGACTGTTAAACGCAACGGGCACAGTGTTGACTATTTCACTCCTACAGAACTAGCTGGCGCAGTTTCGCAAGGAGGCAGTCTTCTATATTATTTTATGCCTGAATCGCGAATGTAAAGAACAAATAGAAGGGTTCGAGGCAATTACACTAACTGGTGATGCTGAAGCCAGTGCGATCCGTGCAAGGGGTGCGGCACTGCGAGACAATCCAACACTGATTGAACTGGTACAGGCCGAGCGTTGGAATGGCATTCTACCTACCACAATGATTCCAGGATCAACAGTACCGTTCCTTAATGTAGGACAGTAAACAAAAAAGATCAGGGCCTTGGGGCCCTTTTCTCTTGACTAATTGATCTGACAATGTTATATTAATTTATAGACACACAAACAGAGAGGCATAACATGCTAGTAGTATTTGATATTGACGGAACTCTTGCTAACATCGAGCATCGGCTGGACTATGTTCGCAGCAAGCCAAAGAACTGGAAGGCGTTTGACGCTGGCATCCCCAATGATGCTGTTAACGCACCTGTCGCAGAAGCATTCCACGCACTCAAGGCTGCTGGTAACACCATCATCTTTGCTAGCGGGCGTAGTGATCGGACTCGTGCCGACACTATGGAATGGCTACAGAAACACAATCTGTGGAACTACAGTGCCAAACTCTACATGCGTAAGGATGGTGACTTCCGCAATGACAGCATCGTTAAGGATGAGATCATTGACGAAATCGTTGAGGACTTTGGGCAACTGCCGGATATGTGGTTTGATGATCGTCCTCGTGTTGTGCGGGCAGTAAGAGCACGTGGCATCTTTGTTTTCGATGTATACCAAGGTGAGGAGGACTTCTGATGTCTGAACCTATTTGTTATGTAATGGTTGGCTTGCCTGGTCTGGGCAAGTCTACTATTGTCAAAGGCATGTATAAGGATGCTGATACTTTTGTTTACAGCACTGATGACATTCTTGAACGCATTGCTAAATTCTTGGGCAAGACCTATGACGAGGTGTTCGAAAAGCATATCAAAAGTGCTACAACAGAAGCAGATATTGACCTTGCGTATGCTATCAAAGAACAGAAAGATATTATCTGGGACCAAACTAACCTTGGTGTTGGCAAGCGCCGAAAGATCATCAATCGCATGAAACAAGCTGGCTATCAAATTCGTTGTAGCTGTATTGTACCACCCGAACCAGGTCACTTTGATGATCTGAAAGCGTGGAAACGTCGCTTGTCAAACCGATCCGGCAAAACTATTCCGCCTAACATTATTACAAGCATGTATGAAAGCTATGTAGAGCCTACTATCGACGAGGGTTTCGATATGATCACCTTCTACAACATGCATGGAGCCCTCTTGGGCATTGACTACAGCGAAAACGATTGACAAACACCTATCCTTGTGTTATATTACTAGGGTAGGACACACAAGGACTGATAAAATGAACTATAAGTTTCCAATCATACGTCACATCGATGATGTACTTCCTTATATCGAAGGCCGCGACGAATTTATCGTAGCAGAGCGTGAAGGATATAGTGTGGTAAACTATGTGGTGGCTATGGCTGACACCTTCAATATGACTGGGCCCGATGACTTAGGTGG